GCCAGCACCACCAGAGAAACCAGCGTTAGGCTCGTTGAAGAATGCTTCGTCGTAGCCAGATGCTGCAGGGTTACGCTCAGAACCATAGTTGGTTCTCATTGCGAAGATCAGTCCAGTAGGACCAGTCATAGGTTGAACACCAGCGATGTCATATGCGATCAGCTGGGGCATGGAGCGACGGATCAGGCTGATCAGTACAGGGTCGAAACCTGCAACAGGACCAGTGTCAGTTGCTGCTTGTGTGTAGCCAGTTGTTTGGAGAGTTTCGCTAAGGATAGCGGACTCTTCGATTTGTGCTTTTTCTTGGTTTTCTAAGAGTTGTGCAACGACGCCGCGCTTGTGGGAATCTGCAATCTCAGGGAGTGCATCGTGATTCAGTACGGGTGCCCACTTCTCTTGGAGTTGCTTAATAGACATTTTGTTCTCCGAAAGTAAGTAGTAAGGGTTTACAATTATTTGGACCAGCGAGCGATAGCATCGACATACTTCGACATCGAGCCGCTAACTGTTTCTTCGACAAGGGGTTCGGATGCTTCTTCGGTGGGTTCGCTTACAGACTCTGCAAGTTCAGCCTTACGTGTGAAGTACGATTCCTTGATCGTTTCGACCTTATTTCTAAAGTCTTCTTCAGTTTCAAACTCAACACCCTCTGCCAATGATGCAAGCTTCTCCTTTTGGGTTTCAGCAAGTCCAGCGGCGCATTCGTTCACAATTTCCATTTTAACAAACTCACCAATACGCTTGTTCAGAGCAATATTAGTGTCGATTTGTTCGTTGAGCTTAGTTTCCATTTCATCAATTTCACCTGCCATTCCATCGAGCAGGTTGAATTTCTCCTCGGGCACTGTAAAGTTGTGCTCCAAGAAGAGACCTTTTAGGCCGTTGAAGAAAGACTCTGCCATCTCAGTCTTAATGCCGTGCTCGATCTGGAGAGCATTCTCCTTCATCCAGGACTCGGCGGCATAAGTGAGGTAATCGTCTACCTTCTCGGCCAATTCTGTTTGAACCTTCTCGACTTCTTCAGCCAGAGTAGCTTCAAATGCTTCTGTCAACGCTGCAACCTCAGCGTTTACCTTAGAGGTAACTGCTGCTTCAAAGATGGTTGCTGCTTTTACACGGAACTCTTCTGAGAGTTCTTCACCAGCGACAAGAGCGTTAACATCCTCAGTAAAGTCGTACTCGGTTTCAGCGATTGTTTCTTGCTCGCCATCCTCTACGTCCTCCATTTTTGCGGATGCGTCACTAGGTTTTGTGGAAGGAACGGGTGCCTTACTTACTGCAGCTGCAGCAGAAGCGCCAGCGTTCTTGGTGCCTTTAGCACCTTCCATGGAATCTGAAGTAACATCAACTACCTTTTTTGCACCACCTTTGGAAGTATCGATCTTCTCGCCAGGTTTTGCATCTTTGGTAACTGCGTTAGAACCTTCAGCCACTTGCTCCATGTTATCTAACTCTTTATCGAGTGAGGTCTCAGCCATTTGTTTGAACTCCGTTATGCATTAGCGTTGTCTATGTTTATTTATAAATTACAAACTCTGTAAAAACTTGGAAAACGCGGAGATTTTACGCTCCTGCAAGTTAATTAGAGTTGCTTCATCAATTTCTGTTTTGATTTGAGCAACAGCAGACTCTCTAAGAATACCATTATCCCAAACCCATTCTTTTCCTTCCATAATTCCATCAACGAATGCATCAGGTGCAGAAGGATCTGCTACAATATCAGCAGCAGTGGCAAGCATGAAGTCGTCTGCAACAACGTTGCAACCTTCTTTCTTTACCAAAGAACCCATGCCTCTAGAAGATACGCCAAGTCTGACGCCTTCATCGAGAAGATTCTTGGCAATGTTGCCCATTGGAGTGTCAAGAATTTTCGCTCTACCAACGAAGTTGTTTCCGTCTTCTTTGAGAGATTGAATCTTGTGCGACACTCTATCGAGATTGATGGAAGGACCATCAGGGTGACCTAATTCACCAAGGGCACGCCCTTTTTGAATATAGTTCTCATCATATTTAGCAACTTCGCGCTGTAAAGTTGGTAACTTATACATGCGACCATTGCGATTTTGGAGTTCTGCTTGCAAGAAGATACCTTCGATGAAGTAATTCTTCTTGCCTTCTTTCTCCTCACACAGAAAGTCTACTTGAGTGATTTCTTCAGCTATCAGTTTCATTTTCTTCTTCTGGGGTTTCTTCGGGTTGTTCTTCGGCAGACGCCTCAGTTTCAGCAGGAGGTTCATCAACATCGACCTGTTCAGGTTCGGTGTCGGTATTGTCAGGAATTTCTGCAGCAATTTCATCCGCAGCATCCTGAGCAGTATCTTCTAAATCAAACCCCATACTTGCTGCGAATTCAGCTTTACGCTGTTGAATTGCATCGAATGAGGCAGCACCTAAAGCATCATTGATTGAGTCAATTGCTTTTGCTTTATCGTCACCAAAAATTTGTTGAACGATTTGTTTTGCGATTTCACTTGGCATGATAAGTTCCTACTGATAATATTATTTAGTCGATTTAGATCTCACCCCTGCGGGAGTCCGCTGGTTCTGGTGCGGATTGTTGGTCTCCTGGTGCTACTTCTGCTGCTGGGGCACCTTCGCCGCCAGCAGCCATAGCGGGATCCATCTCTGCATTTGGATCAACAATAATACCTGCTTCTCGCTCAGCGTTGATTTGGTCATCGATTTCTTTGATCTCAGTTTCAGTTTGCTTGAGAACCTGACGGCGCATGTAATCAACACTGAAGTATTTACCAACGTAGGGATCCATAACGTTGACTTGATTCATACGCTCATTACGGATTTCAATTTCCTTCAGTTCGGTGAAGTAGTTGTCTGCAATAAAGTCGAATTGAATGTGCTCCTTCATGTCTTCCCACTCTTCGAGAGACATAACACCTTTCAGGATCAATTGAGTCTTCAGAAGATCGGTAAAGAGTTCGGAGAAACGCTTGCGGAGACGAGCGATAAATTTTTGGAATTTAACTTCATCGCGAGTGATCTCAGCAGCACGACCAATATTGAAAGTCGTTTCTGTTTCTAAACGAGATGATGGTACGTTTAGTGCTTTGTAGAGTTTCTTTTGGAAGTATTTGACATCCTCAAGTTCTCCAAGATTCTGTCCACCTGGGAGCGTAGAGATCTCAGTTCCTCTACCGCCTTCCCTTCTGGGTAACCAGAAGTCTTCAAGCATGGACATGAACTTTTTGTCATCCTTGATTTCGCCTGTGTTTGCGTCATATACTAATTTATTTCTATAGCGTCCCATAACTTCACGAAGATATTGCTCCGCTTTGTTTTTGGGAAGATTACCAACATCGATGTAGAAGATTCTTCTTTCGGGTGCTCTGGACAAACGATAGATGACCAGGGAATCCTCAATCATGCGGAGTTGGTTGACTGCTTTGATCGCCTTATGCAGGTGACTAAGAGTCATGTTTTTGTTCAGGTCTTGAATACCTGAGTGACAATATGTGATAGAATCAGTGGTAATTTTCATGCCCTGATTCTGAGAGTTCTTCAAACCTTTGGGGTTGTAAAGAAAATACTCTGCTGCTTTCTGTGTAAGTTGAGTATTTAGATCTTGTCCACGCAATTGCTCGGGACGTTTCTGCTCATACTCAGTTACCTTACGAATCTTGCGAGGATCGATGTAGCGAAGTTCCGATAAACCTGCACGAGGATTTTTGGGGTCGATAATTTTATGATAGAAGAGTCTTCCATCAACATACCATCTACGGAAAATCTCATACGATCTGTTTTCAAAATCCAGAAGTCTTAGGACTTCATGGAATTCCTCTCTGATAAGTTTTTTAATTTTATCCGACGCCTTGAGGTTAGAGAGTTCAACCTCAACTGGTACATCATCAAAGTTACCGCAAATAGTTTCATTTACGATATCATCAACTGCACTATCGCATTCGGGTTGTAGAACCATCTCTCTGTAACGAGTGATGAGTTCATAATCATTACGAACAGTTCCATCGAAATCAACAGAATATCCGTAGTATCCGCCACCTACAACAGGTTGCGAACCATCCATAGAATCTTTTTGAACAAAAGAAGGCCCCTTGGGGACCTTCTTTGCTCTTTCAAGTGAAAAACCGAAGAGCTGACTTGCCATTATGTTTTAAGCGTTAATTAGTCCTGCTCTATTTATCAAGCATCCGCAGAGGAGTCAAAAGGAGTCCAGTATTGAACTTGCAGTTCTACTGTGAATTCTTCGATAGTATCGTTGTTACCGAAGTCCAGATCAATAGCAGCAATGTTGCTAGGGAATACATTGTAGAACTTGTAAGACTTGAGAATCTTAGGAGATTCGCCATTCTTAACGTCGCGTGCCAGTTGATGAACAACCATGTCAGCGAAGTATCCTGTAGCATCGTCTGCATCACCAAGACCTGCTGCCTGAGTGAAGTTCTCGTTATAGGACTGAATAGAAGAAGACCACAACTCGAATGCATTACGCATTGCGAAACCGCTGTCGTTCTGTACTGTAATAGTCCAAGGTTCAAAGGTTCTGTCTCCTGCAATCTTCAGGACACGACCTCTGAAAGGCACTTCGATTACCCCGATCTGAGAAGAAGGCAGGTTCGCTGCACGTACAGTAAACTTACCAAGATCAATAAGACCTGAGTTGTTGATAATTCCAGTAGGGAATGCCAGGTCTACTTGGAATAGATTAGGACGCGCAAAATCGGCAGCTACATTTGCCTTAAAGTCGTCAAGGGTTCCTCTTTTTGCCATTGTTTTAAAATGTCTCCGTCAACATTATTTAGTACAAACAATATTTTCAGGCATAAAAAAGAGACCCCGTAGGGTCTCTTGATTATTTTGTGTATTATCAGTTAGCGACTTCGTTGAATGCAACACCAGTTCTGGTTGCTACGAATGTCAGGGTGATGTAGTTGATTGTGCGGGTAGGCTTGACGAAGATCTCTGCATAGAACTCGCCACGATCAACGGACTCAGGAGGATTATTCTGAGCGTCACACTTGACCAGGTAATCAGTTACACCACGACGACCTTGAACATCGCGCAGATAAGGTTCGACGATGTTGACGAACAAGGAACGCTGAGACTCATCGTTTTGCTCGAAGAGTTGTGCCTTAGCAGCGCCAGAGATGACACGCTCAATAGTGAGGAACAGACGGCGGACGTTGATTCTGTCGAATGCAGAAGCAAATCCGAGAGCAGTCTTATCACCGAAGAGGATGACGCCTTGACCTGGGAAAGAAACAATAGGGTTGATACGAGCACTATAGAGTGTGTCGCGCTGTGTCTTAGTGGGAGAGTATGCCAGTTTGATAGCATTTCTCAGTACACCACGTTGGAAACCAGCAGGAGAGAACCAAGGTTCTGCAACCTCAGTGGTTTGCAGGCAAAGACCAGCGATGTCGCCGTTGCAAGGAACGTAGCGATATACATCGTTGTACTTATCGTAGATGTACTTGTAACCAGAATCAAATACAACGTAAGAAGAACTAGGAAGTTGATCGAAGAACTTAACGATGTTAGATGTGATTGTGTTTGTGTTGCTCTGACCAATGACATTACCACGGCGAGGAGAAACAAATACCAGGCAATCTCTACGCTCTTCAGCGATGTTAACCAGAGTTGTGACTCTTGCGATTGCTTCTGCGTCATCAGCACCAGAAGGACCAGTGAGCAGATAATCGATTGTTTGAGATTCGGGATCTTCTACCAACTGATATGCAGTTGCATAGTCAGTGTTAGTTGCGGCATAAACGCCAGTAGAAGAAACGTAGTCAACACCACCAGTAAGACGGAAGTATCTAGTACCACCTTCAAAACCGCCGATAACCGAACGATTATCAGGGAAACTGACAGGAGCTACGTTATGACGAATCAGGTTGAAGTTCTTGCTTGCAGCAGCACTACCCCAAAGACCTTGGGACTCAGTACCAGTTGCAGCAAATACTTCAGTAGCACCTGCGAGGTGCTTACCCCAATACAGATAGTTAGAACGTTGCTTGATAACTTCAACATAGTAGTTGGTTTCACCAACGGAAGTCTTAGCATCAGATGCCTTAGAAACACCGATGAAACGCTCAAGCAGAGCACCAGTTGTACCAGTGATCTTACCATCAATGTCAACAACGATGATGTGCATTTCGTCGCGGTGACCGCCGACGCTGTTTGCATAGAGTGAAGTGCCAGGCTTAGGAGCAACGTTTACCCACTTGACGCCAGGAAGATACTCACGCTCAGGATACTCAGCGCGAACACTAGCAACAGTTGCTTCTACAGAGTTTGCATCATCGAATGTATCAGCAGCAGCAAATTCTACGCTGCCCTTATCGAGGACAACATGCAATTTACGCTCAACTGTTACGTTGACTTTTGCAGTTGAAGTGCCTTGAGTAATTACATCATCATCACCAATAACACCACCGATACCATCAGAGTCAAGACCCAGTTCCAGTTTCTTGTTAGCAGGATCCCATGCCAGGATAACAACGTTCTCAGCAGAACCAGTGTTGATAGTTGCGGAGTCAGTAATGTTGAAATCACCTACAACATCTTTAACCGTTACAACAATGCTATACTTGAAGACTTTGCCAGTTGCACCAGAACCGCCAGTACCAGCAGCCAGAGTTTGATCCTTAGTGAATTCCCATTCGTTTGTTGCAGGAGTACCAGGATCAAGGATCTGGTCAGCACCAGCATCAGTCATGAAAATACCGATGGAGTTACCCTTTGAACCAGCAGTACGTGCTGCCCAGTTAAATGAGTTGGAAGCAGATTCGTAGCTAGTTTCGTAGTTTTGAAGATTCTTGATAAGTGCAGCAGTTCCAGAATCAACAGCGTTCTTCAGCGCGGTAGAGGTTACGCGGATAGTTTTCAGAACACCGCCGTAAGATAAGAACTGAGAAGCACTATACCAGAATTCGTAGTTATATTCATTTGGCTTACCGAAACGCTCGGCAAGTTCTCTTTCAGAAGAAATATCAACGATTTCTTCTACGGGACCCTCTTCAAAAGGTCCAGCCAGTACACCCACATTTGCGGTGGATAACGTAGTAATAGTCGTCAGGTCTCTTTCCTGAATGACTACACCTGGCGAGGATAAATTTGCTGCCATTGTTAAGTCTCCTAGATTGGTTCCAACATCGGTTGTCTAGGATTATTTATATTTTTGAAAACTTACCTGAAGTCCCACATATATGATTTATCTCCGTACTCCGCGACCTGCCATACATCACCCTGAGCGTCTGCAAAATACTCATCACCTAATCCGTCATCAATAAATCCGAATGGTGCCATGTCCTGTTCAATATTTTCTCTTTGGTCATCATAAATGCGTTGACGAACATCATTGTCATGCATTTCTTTGAAGTATTGTTGTAATGCTGCCCATGCAAAGATAACAAGACACATAGCAAGGTCATCGTTACATCCATCTTCTGCGGCAAATGACTGACCTTTAACAATAAAAGTAGTTAGTTCTGCAATAGTATCGTAGTCTGGAATCAGTAGTTTATCTTCTTCGATCAATGCTTTCAAATTAGAGCATCCAACTTGTTTGACTGCCGTAGACATCTTAACACCTAGTTGAGTCTTCTTACCAGAGAATCCTTGACCAAGTTGCTGCCCTGCACGTCCACGCATTGCTGCCATCAAAAGATTCTCATACTCCAAATCAAATTGAATGATATCTGCTACCTGTCCTCCAATATCATTAACTTCGCAAAGTATATATGCGTTATTATAGTTCTTTGCAACGTCAATAATAACATTAGGGAATATGATAGGTTTGATTTCGTTGTTTCTATATCGCGCCACGACTTTGTAAGGCACAGTAGTTGAATCGACAACCACAAACGCACTATAGTCATTAGATGTTCCTCTTGCTACGTCAACTGTGATAATATAATTGTGTTCTGGTTCTGCCCTTTCATAAATTGCCAGACCTTTGTTTTGCTTGATTGGATCTGTATATGGCATAGTCCTCAACTTACTAGGACTAATCAATGTGTCAACAGAACCAAGAAACTCACACTCAAACTCAACCTTGAACTGCTGTTCAGATGTGTTCTTGATAGTCTGTTCTTTCCATGCAGCATCTCTACCAGGAACCTGTGACCAGTGAACCTCAGTTGGTACATACTCGTTCTTACCTTTCTCGGCATCATGCCAGAGTTTGTAGAACATGTTCATGCCATGAGGCGTGGAGATGATAATTACTTTGGTGGATTTACCTGAAGATACAGTAGGATAGACAGAACTAAAGAACTGGTCAGCAATGTGATTCGGAACGAACGCGAACTCATCCAGGAAAATAACATTAAAAGACATACCCCTGACAGCAGAAGCTGAAGTACTTGCAGCCAGGATTTTACTTCCATTCTCCAATTCCAGGCTTCCTCGGTTCCATTGAAGAATACCTTGCTGAAGCCATTTTGGAAGATTTTCATAACTGAGTTGTAAGCGACCTAACATTTCACGAGCAGTCGCTGCTTTGTTTGCTAGGATTGCTACGTTGACATTTGCATTAAAAAGAACATACCATAAAAGGTACGCTGTAACGATAGTTGATTTACCAGACTGACGAGGTAACTTGGCAATATTAAATCTGTTGTCATGGAAACTCTTAACCATGTCAACTTGAAAATCATACATCTTGAAAGGGATAACACCCTCATCAAGTGAAACGATCTTGATATAATTAAGAATAAAATATGTTGGATCTTCCGAACATTTAATATACTCCTGAACTTCCTCAGGAGAAAACTCCTGAGCAATGTTCGCTTTCTTTAGATTAGGATTACCAAGATATACGTCAGTGGTGCTCATCGAAATGCTTTTCTAATACTTCAAGACGTTCTTCCTCATGTGCAATGATATCAAGTTGCTCTTGAATAGCACCTAACACATCAGGGTGTTCACCAATACCTGCAGGATTATGCAGATATATTTCAACGTTTACTTTTGCTTTACTAATTTTACCGATGGCATCATTACGCAAAGCGGAAATAGTTTTTTCTCTTAAGTTGCAGCTCATACTAGTGTACCATGTGCGCGACGGATTTCTCTTAACTCCTCAAAGTTTTTCTGCTTGGTTCCGCCGTCGTATGCCCAAGCATAACCTTCTTCAATCATTGCTTCATTAAGGCTGGATTCGGCGTCCCCCAGATAGAGCCACCCGAGCAGACGACCATACTTACCAACACCGCCAACAAGTTCAGTGCGAATAACAAGGTTATCTTCTCCCTTAAGGGCATCTTCGAGTTTCTTCTTGAGCCAGTTCGTTGCATCGATACCTAATTCCTTTTCTTCTTTATCGCGGGTTCTTTTCTCTGGTGTGTCCACACCAGCAACTCTAACTCGTTCTTTCTTATAAAGATCGAATCCGAGATCAATAGTGACATCAATAGTATCTCCATCAACCACCCTGTTGATCTTGATCACTCGGAAGTTGTAACAACTCTTCCGACTTGGGGGTGTCATTGCTCCCATGATCTTGTGCCTCTCTAATATCAACTAATAGTATATATCTAATAACCCAAGCAACCCCTACCAATAGAATCATAATACTAATGATCACACTCCATACAGGATCATTAGTATTATCAAGGGGGCGGAGGAGGAGGTTCATTCCAATCCGATCGTAACTGATTATATCTAGGATTAGTTACTGCCTCATGATGACACAATATACTGAATTCATCACAGCATTTGCACCATGCTTTTCTAGCGTCAGGCGCACCTAATGCTTTTTTCGCCATAGAGATTCCCACTCCCTCCAAAGGCGAGCACATTCATTACTCTTCTTCTGTAGATGCGGTTCTCGGTACATTAGGGGTTGTTAGGATCTAGACCTAGACTTTTTAAATACTCACACCACCATTGTAATTTTTCTGTTTTCCATTGTGGCACGGGTTTTCCCTGCTCAGAATAATACTCTTCTAAAGCGTTATCGATAATCTGTGCGATCTCCATATTCCTCTTCCTCTTCATCAACATCTGCATACGGATCCGCCACATAGGGTCCTCGTTTGCGTAAAGGTTCTTTTCTGACATAATCCGATTCAGCATTGACAGCAGACACCCAAACAATAAATTTCATCAATATAAAAATGATGACCAGAGGTGAAAGACACAACAAAAGTGTGTAATTCATTTATGACTCCTATCGAAAGGTTCCCAGTGCTCCCATCCATATTTATGTACCAAATGCATACCAATGATGGGAACAAATACTAAGAAAAACCCCATAACGCCTAGTGCCCATGGGGTTTGCATTGTATGTCGTATGAATAGAATCATGCTGGATAATCCCAATTAATTCCTAGATGATGCATCTTATGTGTTGGTCCCCAACCACCAGTATAGATGTAGGGTACTGTGCGAATCTGGCATTGATCACCCACACATAAAAGGTCATCAACAATACGCCAAGACTCCATCACCTCTTCTGCATGAACAAAGTGGGATTGATCTCCATTGAGTGCATCATAAAGAAGTTTTTCATAACCATCAATCGCTCTATCCTGAGGATATGAATGTGTTAAAGTTGCTTCTTCAACATCATCACTCAATCCAGGAGATTTGATATCCATACGAATATCTAAATGAGGATTTGGTTGTAAACGCATGACGATACGATCATTAGTTTCGCCATCATACAAATTGAGAGGAGGTGCTTTGAGTTTGACGACAACCTCTACACATCCATATGGCATCTTCTTGCCAGTCATCACGTTAAAAGGAACTCCCTGCCAACGCCAGTTATCGACGAATAAAGTGCCAGCAAAATAGGTAGGAGTGGTACTGTTAGGATCAACACCCTCTTCAGAACGATACGAGTCATATTGGCCTAAAATAATGGATGGTGACATTCTAGTGGCAGCTAAGACTTTTGTCTTCTCACGTCTTAATTCCCTAGCATTCATACGGGATGGTGCTTCCATAGCAATGAGTGCGAGAACCTGAAGAACATGGTTCTGAAGCATATCTCTAACTGCACCAGAAGTTTCGTAGTATTGACTACGACCTTCACAACCAATAGTCTCAGTTGCAAAGATTTGAATTTCATCTATATACTGCCTGTTCCAAAGTGGTTCCAACAGAATATTACTAAACCTAGTAGCAAGTATATTATTGACAGTATCTTTACCGAGATAATGATCAATGCGATAGACTTGCTTTTCGCGTAGATGTCGCTCCACCACATGCTGTAAATTATCAGCAGATTTATAATCGTGCCCAAAGGGTTTCTCGATAACCACGCGGGAGTGATCTGGGTCATCCAAGAACCCAGCCTCTTTAAGATTGATGATTGCATTTGCGTACCTCTCTGGTGGAACAGATAAGAAATAAGTTGTGTCTGCACTATCATCATGAAGTTTCATCAAACTTTCTTGACAATCAAGATCGCAAGAAACGAAGTCCATCCAAGTGGTAAACTCTTCTGGATAAGATTCGCCAAGTTTCTCTAACCAAACTTCTTTAGGAAGATCTCTACGAGATGCTCCAACAATCAAAATATCTTTTGGAAGAAGTTTCTTTTTCCATAACTCATAGAGTGCTGGAATAAGTTTCTTTTTACATAGATCTCCAGCAGCGCCGAAGATAACAATGCGTCTAGTGAGCGGTTCCGTTTCCATCATACTTGTCTGTTTCGTAGTAGTTATTTTCACCTTTTCGTACCCCGAAATATATCGTGGCCAGTACAAATGGTATTGCAATCCATTTGAGTGCTTCACCTAACATCATGCCCCCCAAACATAGCACGCATACCATTCAGAACCTTGGCAGTGAAAGCACCCAGACGGCGCGACTCAAAGCGTGCCCACAACGCACCAGAGATAACAGGAGTGGGTACGCCAAGGTCCACAGCAGTGTGAAGAGTCCAACGACCTTCACCAGAGTCTGATACTCCCCCATCGAACTTGCTAAGCTCGTGATCGCGGCGTAGTACATCAGCGGTAAGATCAAGCAACCAAGACCCAACCACGCTACCACGACGCCATAACTCAGCCACTTCAGACACATCAATATCATACTGATAATCTTCTGGATTCTCCATCGGAGCAACCTCAGCATCGCCCGCTTTAACGTAAGCTGACCCAGCATTAGCTTCATGCAGGATATTAAATCCTTCGGCGTAGGCTTGCATGATTCCATACTCAACTCCGTTGTGAACCATCTTTACAAAATGACCTGCTCCTGGTGGTCCACAATGCAACCAACCATGTTCAGCAGATGTCTCATAACTCAAAGCATCAGTTCTGGCAGCGGACCCGATACCTGGTGCAAGTGCCCTAAAGATTGGAGAGCAGACGGATACTGCGCCAGTTGTACCACCAACCATAAGACAATATCCACGCTCCAAACCATAAACACCACCACTAGTGCCGCAGTCAATATAGTGGATGCCAAGTTTAGAAAGCCTTTCTGCCCTCCGTCTAGAGTCCTTAAAATTACTATTGCCATGATCAATAATAATATCGCCCTCCACACAAAACTGTAATAACTCATCGATTGTATCCTCTACATTTTCTGCTGGAACTACCATCATAAAGATACCTGGTGCTTTACCAACCATACCTTCTTGATTGTGGACTACTTGAACAAGGCTTTCCAGAGAAGTGGTATATCCACTGATATAACCCTTCTCATATTGTTCCTCAGCTTTTTTAACATTGTTCCTAAATCCGTGTACTTCGTGTCCATGTTTGATTAGGCGACGAGACATACCCTCACCCATCCGTCCAAGACCAATTAGTCCTACTTTCATTTGTTTTCGTTGATAAAATATTCTGGTAGAGGGCAACCTTTAAAGTCGTTTATCTCATCTATTGCTAAGACAAACATAGTACAAAATCCTACACAAAATGCAAATAGCATTTGTGGAAAGTTGTAATTGCCCATATGTGCTGTTGGATCAGGAGGATCATCATGAGGATGAATCATCCTTTCTATTTCTAAGGACCGCTTCGACTTGTCGTCTGATTCGGTCTCTTGCTTCGGGGTCTTCGGTTTCTTTTCGGGAGTACCCATGTTTCTGATGAAAGATAAAATGTGCTTGACATATTATAGTGATTACGAACAGAAATAGAGTAACTATCCCTACCCATTCTATAAATTTATCTTCAACCATGGAAATAGAGGTTCTATAACCCCAATAAGTCGAAGCAAACCCTCAGCAAAAAGTGCAAGAACAACCCAACCAACACAAAAACTGATAATTGAAGCATTTCGATTATGTTTTCGTATGGCATCGTCGATCATCTCCTTGACTTCTTCTTTTGTTGTGAACTCTGGTGGTTCAACATCTTTACCCCAGTTTTTAAACATTAGATTAACTCCATAGCATCATGTAATTCTTTTGAATGATGTAGTTCATCGTTCAAAATTTCAAGGATTTTGTCGTTATGACCATGCAAAGCAAGATACTTTGCGTAAGTTTCTGCTGCATGGATCTCTACTTCGTAGGACAGATGGTATGCAAGGCGAGGAGCCACCCAATAATAAACCACGTTGCTCCAATAGTAGATAAGTACGAGGTGTTTGGCGACAAAGCGATCGATAAAATAAGCATTACCGCCCCTGCTTTCCATATATTCAAGATGTTCTGTTTCATTGACGCTCTGCTCGAAGTGTTGTTTCATCAAATATAGATGTTCAGGACCACGAAGTCCCATACTCTCTCTAAAATGTAACACGCTTAGAAACGCAAAATATGGTGCCCGAGCAATTTCCTCAAGCACCCAGAACCTCTGGTAATCTCGACCCCTATAAAAGTAATCGAGTATTGCGACTGTGATGTTTAGAACAACCTCATTGAGTTTCTTCATCTTCTTCGTAGTCGTAAGTTAATCTGCAATCCCAATAGTGGTCTTCTTCCCACTCAGGTTCATAGAGAGGACAAGGTTCCTCAAAGAGATGTTGCATCCTTAGTTGATTGATGCGCTCTCTGAGGGACTTATAAAATTCTCTCTTTTGATCTGGACTCATTCGACGTGAACTGTACCAATCATACCTGCTCCTTTATGAGGACCACACCAATAAGTGTAGTCACCTGCCTCAGGAAATGCAACATCAAACTCTTCTCCAGGCATCATTGCTAGGGCTTCGTGACCTAACTCAGGATGATCCTCAACAATAACGTTATGAGGGGGAAGCATGTTATTGACAAAGTGAACTGATTCTCCTGCGGCAATAGTAATCTCTGCTGGTTCAAACACGAGGTTGCCATCGGCACCCATCATGACATCTACAGCCCAAGCAGGTGCAGCAAGAAAAAGTGTAGCTAGAAGTGCGAAAATGAATTTCATTAAAATTACGCAACTACACTATCTATGACTGGAGTTTTTGCTCATGACTACTCATTGTTAGGCATTCCTGACTTCTTCATCATGGCATCTAATTGACCATCAACATATCCCCTTCGATACTCCCAAGTATCACCTCCAATCTGACCTCTTTTGGGATTAATACACTTAGGGTAATCTGGATCTTCTTTACTTAGATTATTACAGACTAGTCCTGCCAGGTCTAATTCGTTACCTTTCTGACCAGTACCAGTCCACATATGTTGTCCGTTTAACCAAACGGCACCACACTTCTCGCACTCTTTCCGTTCCATGGAAAAAGACGAGACTTCTTTTGGATCAGTCATAAATGCAGTATCCTTTTATAGTGGTTTTACCTATTTATTGTAACACACTGATGCATTTTGTCAAGCTATCAGCAGTTCCAAGCTCGTAAGGATTTGTTAATTCTTGAATCAGGATCGTTAGCAGTTTTAGAAGAAGTCAATTTCTTCTTCATACCTTTCATCCTCGCACAAAAGCTCTTTCTACGAGGGTTCCCAACTTTCTTTGAAGGTCTCTTAAGATCGCTTCCTGGATTCTCACGTTCGTAGCTTTTTCTTCCTTTTTCATTCAATCCTCCTTCACTATTTTTTCCTGATTTTTTAGTCCAGGCAGCACCCTCGGATTTCATCTTTGCTTTTTCGGCACATGTAATCTCTTGACACTTCTGGCATTTAGGACACCATTTGGTTCCCTCAGGACATTGTTCCTTCTCTTCATTCTTAGGCACGCAGTTGGGGACAAGTTTGCCGCCCTTCATCTTCATGCCTACTTTCTTATGTGTTTTCCAGCATTCTGCTTGGAACTGATTGAATGTTTTCATTTTTTACTCTTGTTCCCCCAGTTTTTAGCACCAACTTTACGACACTTGACGAGAGCACCAGATGCATATGCACTGGGCCATACAGAATAACGAGACTTTACTTTATGATAGCAAGCATCTTTTTCGCCTGCTGCTTCATCGAACTGCTCTTCAGTCATCAGTTCACCTTCAAAGTCAAACTCTTCGTTCTTCTTTGCTGCTCTTTCTGCTTTCTTCTTATCAACTTTCTTCAGATAAGAATCCAATTGCTTCTGTTTAATTCTGCGAACAAGAGCAGAACGCTTACTAAGATATGGAGGTTTAGTCTTATCAATAGCTTTGATGACCATATCACCCATACCCTCTTGGACTTCAACCTCTTCTTTCTTGGTCTTAGTCTTCTTCACGCAGTTAGGATACTTCTTACCGAACATGGTTTTCATGCCCTTCTTCTCATAACCATCCCAACAATCTTCTTTTTTCAGACCTAACTTACGCTTAATCTTATCACGAATACCTTCTTTTTTCTTTGTAGGAGTATACCCTTTCTGACGCTTGGCATAGTCCATATAGGACTCACCAGAACGAAGTTTCTTAGGATCTGACTTAGGTTTCGATGCAGCAGCACGATCTTCGCGAGCACGCTGGTTAGCACCAGGACCACCTAACTTACGATCTTTGTCAGGATCGGGATGCCAGAAATCACCACGCTCATTAAGGTCTTTCTTACCATAATCGCCCTGAGCGTTTGGTCTAATACCTTTTTTCTTAGCGACAGCTCTCTTTGAACCATCAGGATTTTTAAAATCAGAAGGATAGGTTGCTTCTTTCATTTTTTTCAAATGCTTTTTAATGCGTTCGGATTGACCCTTATGCATTTTAGATGCACCAGCCAATTCCTTAGACATTTTTTGTAGGTCGAGATCTTCTGTTTTCACGTTGATTGCCTTGCCTTTACGATCAGGATTGGGATCTTTAGCATTCTTGCGACGGAATGCTGCTTCTTCCTCATCCTTATTTAGGTTGCGCTTCATCTTACTTGAACCGCACTTGGGTTTTGTTGTCTGTCCTGGTTGCTTGGCACAGGGTTTTCCTGCATATTTACCACCGAGTTGCACCCAACCAGGCTTGCCATCAGAAGACTTACTCTTGCTAAACCAGTCAC